GTTGCAGCTTATGTTTGGACCATATTGTTGTCTAGACGGTGCTCCATTGTTCTGAAATTGCACTGCCTGATTGGTCACATTTCCAGTAGCTGCGGCGACTGGGTTACTTACATTATTATTTTCTGGATCTGTATCAGCGTATGCTGGACTTATTGTGAGAAGACTGAGTAAGAAGTAGTAGTAGAGTCTGTATCTATAGTGCGAACTGTGTCGATTGTCTCGATTAGTCCTGCTGCTCTTTCTGTTATCTCTAACTGAAAGTCTGCTCCGGGAGTTGTTAAGCTGAAGGTTGTTGCCGGATCTGCAATATCTCCTGAAGCTGTTACATTTGTTCCAGACCAAGTTTTTACCTCGGCTCCAAAGACTTCTTGGTTTATTGTCTCCTGAATTGTCTGAGTTGTTGTTGTCGTACTGTTCATACTCCCTTGTGTGAACTGAGGAGTAATTGTGTTTGCTCTCGCTATGCTGGGTGATAACAGAGCTAAGAGAAGAATCCATTTCTTCATGTTTTTGGTTTTGTTGTTGTTCCGTTACCGTTTCCATTCTTCTTACCATTGCCCGTAGACAGTCCGAAAGTTGCGAGCGCACCCGTAAAAATCGAAGCCACGAACGTGATATCGCCTGCTGTAGCTGACTTTTTAATCATTGGCAGCTCAACATAACTTAGTGTAATTATGAAGCCACTCCAAATAACAACACCAAGGCGCACTGCTGCACCAAGTATCGCCATCTGTTCTTCATGATCGTCTACGTTTTCTTTGAGCTTTTTTAGGAAACTTTTTGGTTGCCCTTTGATTGGCTTAATTTCTTCCATGTTGTTTTCAATATTGGTTTAAGTGCAGTAACTACCCACTTAAATGCTGCTGTAGCTGTAAGGGTGGCTGCTACAGAAACTACTGCTGTTGTACTAGCAGTAATTAATATTTCGTTTTCTGGTAAAGGTACTTGTCTATCTATGATTGGTATCTTTACTTGTCTAATACCGGTAGGTGCTTCTTCTTTAGTATCAGCTTTAACACCATTAGGTGGTCTTAAATCACTGGGAGGAACCACCATTGGTTTGTAATAAGGGACATCAGCCGTTGGAATGGTCAATGTCATTCTTTCTAATTTTGGGGCTTTAGGTAGTACTAAAGTTGGTAAGTCCATTAAGCTAGTGCTTCAATTTCTAAATTTGGTAGCACTAAGTGACTTGCCGTAGCTCCATCCCAATACCTTGTATCATGAAATTCCGCTATATTACTACCATCGTATGTTCTAACTTGAATTTTAAGAGTTTTAGCACTTGTCCATGATGTAAATCTAGCATAGTCAGCACTTGCATCAGTAGCACTTGCATTACAGTCAATGACGTACTTAAAGTCTATATAACCGGGAGATCCATAATAACTGTATCTACTAAACCTATATTTTGAAGCTTCAACACCATCTATCATAAATTTTGCATGCCACAAAGTTTGACCAGCACCATCTCTGTTTTGGCATGCATGAAACTTATAAATTACAGTTTTTGTTCCTGTAGGTGGCGTGTATGAAATTGAAGAACCCGTTAGGTCTGAATATGTAGTATCAGGTTCATATTTTGCAGTTACGTTTTCTAATGTATAACTACCTGATTTACCTGTAACAGTTCTACCGTCACAAACTCCAACAATTTTTTCTATTGTTTCTCCAGAAGTTTTAGCTGGTAATGTAAGGCTTGGAATACTTACTGAACCATCAGAAGCTAAAACAATATTATTACTAGATGAACTAGCGTGTTTTATATTCGGTGTTTCTACAGAAGTTGCTTTGTAAACACCGGTGCCACTACTATCTAAAGTAATAGCATCAGTAGTCGCAGAGTTTGATTTTATTGCGTCTACTACAATTTTACTACTCATGATGGTTTAGGATAATCTGTTTTTACTTTTGCAATGGCATCGACCCAAGTTGTTGTACCATTTTTTTTGTCCCAATATTGCATATCTAATTGATCTGCTATTGATGGATAAGCTGCTGCTCTATCTTTTTGATATTTTGTGGCAGCAAGTTCGGCATTTATTTCTACTCGCGCAATATCAATATCATCTTGAGCTACATCAAAACCGTAAGTATAAATTTTACCGTCTTTAGTTCTTATTTCTCCTCCATCAGTAATGCCTGTAACTTCTGGATATGCTCTTCTTATAGCCTCGTGATCATAAATCATAACACTATCTCCTGTATAAGTATTGTTGAAGTACCTACATAATTACCTTCAGCGTTGTAAGAATTGTTCCAAATTGTTGAAGAGCTAGTCATCCACCAAGGAGAATATGTTCTTTGATTTGTACTTCCAGAAGTTTCCATAACTCTTAAGTTGGCGGAAATCATAGTTCCAGATCCGTTATATATTTGTGTGTTAGCAGGGTTGTAACTTGTGGTTATATCAGTTCTCCATGAATAAACAGTACTTGGACTAGACATGTCTGTATAATCACTTTTTTTTAACTGTAAAACTGATACTACGCTACTACCACAACCAACATATATTCTTCCGTCGTACACTATTAAACTATCATTTTTAATTGGTGTAAAAGTAATCCGCAAACCAGAATCTATTTCTTCACCAGTTGTAGATGTAGTACTTGTTACTGTATTCCATTGATGATATTTACATTGAATAACTTTACCTCCTACACCTGTTGCAAGCTGTGATTGAGCTATTGAACCGGCTGCTGGAGTAACACTTCCAAATGATAAATTGCCTGCACCATCACCAAGAAGAGCTTCACCGTTTGACCCGTAGGTACTAGGTAACTTTAAAGCTAATTCAGTACCACTTGAGGGGTTTGGTGCAGCAGTTGGTGGGTTAAGCGATACGCTATTGCCACCTGAATGTTTTAATTTTATTGAACTCATAATTTAATTCCTATGTATATGCACCGTGATAGGTTCCGGTAGTAGTGCCGTTTGTCCAACTAGCTCCACCGTTTGAAATAGCAGCACCGGCTGCACCACCGTCACCGCCTAGTCCGACTGAACAACTTGCTGTACTTGTGCCACCGCCATTATTACCATCAGCCCCGGCAGTACCTAAAGCTCCACCAGCTCCACCTCTACCACCAGAACCAGAATAGGATCCAGTTTGTGGAGTTGATGCAGTGGTAGCAGCTTGGTTGTAACCAGCACCTAAACCTCCAGCAGTTCCGGGTTTACCAGAAGGCGTGTACCAAGTGTTGAATATTTGTCTTCTACCTCTTTCGCCAGCACCACCGCCGCCACCGCCGCCACCGCCACCAGATATTGTGCCAGTGTTGTTTACAGTAACTCCAGTAGATGCAACTGAAATGCCGTGCCCTCCGTCACCTCCGTCACCTCCGGGTCTACCCGGGCTACAAACACTTCCATTACCACTAGCAGCACCAGAAGTACCTCCATGCCCAGTAATAGTTCCAGCATTATTAATGACTAATGTTCCACCCATGCCAGAAGAAACAAGTATAGCTGGATTGCCTACTGTGGCTCCAATCGTTACACCACTATCTATAGTTAAAATTTTAGGTCCGTTTGCTGCCCAATTGGTTCCAAAAAGTGTTGCAAGAACAAGATCTGTTGTAGTAGAACTTATAGTTTCTTCTGTTACATTAGCAGCACCATAAAATCTAGATAATTTATATTCACCGCTTGCAGGAAATGCACTGTTAGTTATATAACCAGAAGCATTATAGTAATACTCAGAAATAGCAATAGGATTGCTTCCACCAAATTCAGTTTGTATATCAGAATATTTTATTTCTCCTGAGCTAGTAATTGCCATTTACTTAGCCTCCAATACTTTTACTCGAGCTGATAATTCTTTTATTGATTCGATAAGGTACGCAATTAGGGCGTGGTAATTAACTGTTAAAAAACCTTCGGTACCATCTAATACTTCGTTTGTTTTTACTAACTTAGGTAGTACACTTTGTACTTCTTGAGCAATAACCCCAGCACTACTTTTTCCGTCACGTTTCCAGTCGTAAGTTACACCACGTATAGCTTCTACTGTCTCTAGAGCCTTAGTAACTGTTGCAATATTTTTTTTTAAATTTTCATCAGATGCGACTGTAGTTGAAAAAGCAACTATGTCACCATCTGCATGGAATTCACCATCAGATTTAAATCTAAATTCGTTGCTGTTATTTATAAATATATCTAGTTGTGTATTATCAGTAAATTTTAAATAGTCAGTACTATCTAAGCCAGATTGAGATGTAGTAATCCCACCTGATCCACTTATTGTTGTTGCCATAATTAAACTATTGTGTAAACGCTATTGTTTGGGATTGTTAGAGTGACGTTGTTAGCGATGGTAATAGGACCAGCACTCATGGAGTTCTTAGTTGTACTTGTTGTGTGATCTGATGTTATCTCTATACTGTTTTCATATATACATCCATTAGCTACTGTTGGATTTACACCAGTTAGATTTGATCCATCTCCATATAAGGTATCTGCATAAATATCTTTCCATCTAACAGAGGTAGTACCAATGTCATATGTGCTGTCAGCAGATGGAATCATATGACCAGTTAAACTTAAACCAGTAGAAGTTGTTAGTAATCTTTGGACGCCTGAATTTCCAGCCTGATGTGCCCATTTTAATTCAACATAACCGTCTTGATTAGCTCCATTAACAGGTGGTTGAAATTTAGCAACTTCGCTATTTACGTTATCAGCACCAATAGATAAATGACCAATACCGGGACTTATAAGTATGTCGCAATTAGCAGCAGTACTTGAAATTATGGTTGAGTTACCAGCTACGGCTTGATTAGTAGTACTAGCAGAATCCTTTTGTGCTATTTGTCCAAAACCAAACTTTGTTGTTATTCCATCTCCTATATCAAGAGTTTTTTGACTTTTATCCCAATGAATAACATTAGCACTACTTGTACTTTGACCAGTGTCCGGAGTTCCTTCAATAATAATATCTCCAACTTCCCAGCCATAACTATTAGTTCCGCTAGTGTACTCGTACATAGTAGATCCAAATGATAAAACACCAGAACCATCAGTTTTTAAAAAAGTTCCTTGTGCACCATCTTCTGGAAGTGTAAAATTACTATCTTTAGTAAGAGTAGTTGGTCCTTTTATATATATTTCGTAAATATTACTATTATCAGAATCAAAAATTATTCCATTATTAGAACCAAAATAAATATTCTTACCAGAAGCCATATTTATATGGTTGCCGTTTTCATAATGAACGGCACTACTAATAGATACTTGTCCAGCCGAGGTAGTCTTTAAAAAGTGAGTACCACCACCAAGGTTACTTATATCAGTAGTTGGTAAAGTAAATGTGTTACTTACACCAGCACTATGAGGTGGTGCTTTAATTACTTGACCATGACTGTTGTTGCCACAGTTAAGAACTATTTGAGCATCATTAGTACCATTACCTTTTATCTCTACTTTTCCTGTACCATTAGGAGCTAATTTAATATTTCCGTCAGTTGTGCTTGTAGTAATTTCACTTGCTTGTACATCTAAATTACCGCCAAGTTGAGGAGAACTGTCAGCTACAACATCAGCATCAGAAAATTCAAGAGCTGTTTCTCCTGAGTTTACTTTTAGTACTTTACCAGCAGAACTACCAAAGTTAGTAGGAGTATCGGATAGTCCTGTAAACGTAGAACTACCTCCACTACCAGTACTTTCATCGGCAATAATAAATTGTGAAACAGAAGCATCATACTTTAATATTTTGTCGTCAGCTACACCAGCAGTATTTACATCTGATAAAGCATTTAAAGTACCAAGACCATTTAATTTAGTGTGATCTGCATCTGTAAAAACATTACTGTCAGTAGCAGATTCTACAAGTGCCCTTATCTCTGCTGCTGTCTGGTCGTCTTTTGCAGCAGGCTCAATATTTTGTAGATTATTTAACTGTGTAGTTGAAATTGTTGCACCATCTAAAATATTTAATTCTGCTGTAGATGCTGTAATTCCATCGAGTGTATTTATTTCTGATGTTGACGCAGTTACTCCATCAAGCGTATTTATTTCAGCAGTAGAAGCAGTTACTCCATCAAGTGTATTTATTTCAGCAGTGCTTGCTGTTACACCATCAAGAATATTTAATTCTGCTGTAGATGCGGTTATACCGTCTAATGTATTTAACTCAGTCGTATTAACAGTTGCACCATCTAATATCGCAACTTCTGTAGTTGTTAAATTATTAATTGTTCCACTGGTAGATATATTTCCAGTAGTTGTTATATTTTGCGAACCAAAATCAGGCGCGATTTTAGTACCAGCAATAGCTGCTGAAGCATTTACATCAGCATCTACAATAGTTCCGTCTAGTATTTTTGCAGAAGTAATCTGACTATCTTTTATGTCAGCAGTTACTATTTTTTGATTTTGCTCTTGGGCTGCAAATTTTATTAATTTATGGTTTGCATTTAAGTCAGCAGCTCTTATAGAAGAACCAGCAACAAAGGTTGCTGAGTCAGCATTTTCTAATGCAGTTTCTCTATATATACGGACTCCACCAGTTGCGGAGCCTGATACAGAAGCTTGCTTGAATATTATGTTAGAACCATTGACTGTGTATTCAGTTGTCTGTGCAGGAGGATTAGTTGCTGTATAGGTTAAATCTGTACCATCTACAGAAACTTTAATATCCTCGTCTTTTATTTTTTCAATTGAAAATGAGTAGGATGCACTCCCACCATTTTTGTATTCTTCGGTTGTCGCCATTTGTTTTCTAACTTTTTAGTTTGGCGGTGGATTTTATTTAGGCAACTCCAAGATTGCGTCTATCGTGCCTCTGTTTGCTTTTCTATTTTTTAAAGTTTGTTCTCTTTCTTCTCGAATAAGTTTTTGAACGTCGTTCTCATTTTTAATAGTTGCCCAAGCTTTTTTTTTAGCTCGGTCAAACTCTCTCTTAATTCGTTTGTAGTGTGGGAATGATTTAGGTTCAACATCTTTCATACCATTCTTTTTATGCCATTCCATTTCAGCAATAGATGTTTGTATTGTTGGATCATCTGCCATAGCATCAAACTTAGCTAGTAGGTTTTGATCGCCTATTGCTTTTTGAAACATGGATCTAATCTTTGGACTGTCAGATAAATCTGTTCCATCTGGAGCTGAATATGTAGAAGTTCTCATGTCGTAGCCACTATTAAATAGCATCTCTCTTCCACGTGAATAATCTAAGTTAAAGTTCACAGGTGAAACTGCGTTAAACATTCTTACAGGGAAAATATGATCTTTGATTGGTTGACCAGTTAAGATGTCGTATTTGATAGGTAATGGATCTCCTGCAATATTTTCAGTTGCTAAGTTTCTATTTCTAATAGAACTCCACAAATCAGAACCTAATTCTCTTGTATATGGTGTGAGTACTTTACCAATCTCATTTCTAAGACCAGATAAAGGAACTGTGTTATTCATTAGAGAAGCAACAATTCTTGACTGCTGTCCGGGCTGCCCAGAAAACAAATCAACAAATGATTGCATACCAGCTAAGTAAGATTTACTTGTAGCAGTACCAGCTAATGCCATTGCTAATTTAGCTAATCTATCCTCAGCCCATTCTTCACCCATTAATTCTTGGTGATCTCCTATATCTCCTACTAATGCAAGTATTTGGTTGTAAGGTTCAAAGGCATCATAGTTAACCCAGACGTCACCAATTTTTATAGTTCTTGGTTTCCATCCCATGTCCATCCATGCTTGTCTTTGCTTTCTATCTGTAGGTCCATTGCCATGCAAGTTACCATTTAGATACGCCATAGATGCCATAAATAATGCGCCAGAACCTATAGCTAATCTTCCATTCTGTACAGCTTTAGCATTAATTAAATCTTGAGCAGTTTCAATACCATATTCTTTTAAATGACCAAGATCCATACCGGGTTGAGTTCTAGCTATCTGATTAAATTCATCAACTAAGAAGTTAAAACCGGGAGTATGTTTAGCAGTAAGTTGTAAACCATTAATTCCAGTTCTTGCAAATAGGAAGAATGGTCTAGCCCAAGGTGCATTATCAAACGCATTAGCTAAGTTTTTACCAAAACCTTTTAAAGGAGCTGTAAGAGTAGCTTCTTGTCTAGCAAATTCAGCAGCTTTGTTTGTTAAGTTTCCTTCAGAATCAAAGATCTTACTATTAAATATATCTTCTTGATCTCTAAAGAATTGAGAATCAAAGTTTTGGAAATTTCCATCTGGTAACTTTGCAGCAGCTTCTAAAAATGCGTCTTGTCTTGCTTTAGCTCTACCAATAATTAAATTAAAAGCATCGTCAGTAGATGCCATGATCTTAGTTGAATAAGTAAGTAAACTACTATCATTCATTCCTCGGATCATATTTGCTAATCGGAATAAAGCTTTATCTTTTTTATTACCTCTTTGTTCTGCCCAAGTACCGTACAATTTCCATTGGTCATCTAATTTATTTCTTTCAACATATCTAGTTTTAAGAGTTGAAAGTTCTCCTGACCAATAACCATTAAGTCTTTTTTTAAACAATGTAAAAGCTTCTGGCACAGCTTCACGCATAGCATTTAGAGATGCCAAACCAGCTCTTGCTGTTACCATATCACCTTTCATTGCAGCACCTATGGTCATTGCCATTGGTCTTGTGAAAGTTGCAGTACCTGTACCTAAAGTTGCGCGGACTGATGTTTTTGGTCCAGACAAAACACTATGAGTAAACATAGTTCCCATCTCTCTTAATAAAGCACCAGTCTTTTTAACATCACCAAAGTATCCACCTCTCATTTTCTTACGCATAAATACGTCAAGATCATCAAGAGTATGAACACCGTCTGCCATAGAAATACCTTCAAAGACAATTTTAAATAAATCATCACCACCGTTTTCAGGTGTAAGTTCCATTGCCATTCGGAAGGCATCAATACTTTCTTGTACTTTCTTTTCGTTCGCTTCTCTAGCAGCTTTTTTGGCATCAGCTACAGCTTTTTTAAACTGTTTAAGAGTTTTAAAATCACCTGATACTTGAGTGCCTCTTCTTATACCTTTAGTACGACTAAGACCAAAGTCTGATAGTTGTTCTGATACAAGTGAACTTGCTTCTTTTCTTAGACGTAAACCAGCAATTAACTTATCTACAAGATGATGAACTGGTCCATCTATATCTTTTATGTCTGTAATATCAGCTAACTCTCTACCAACTAAACTTTGACCTTGAATATCATTAAACAAAGAAACATTTATCATGTCTAATGCTTTTATATATTCTGGCTTTACATAGGTAGCGATAGTTTCTTGAGTAACTTTTCCAGTTTTAGGATCTTTAAAAGCTGCTTTTATTTCTGTTTTATCTCTTAAAAGTCTTTCGTAAAACTGTTGAGAAGTAAATTCACTTGTGTTTCTACCTTCATAAATATCTTTAAAGATTGCCATATTTTCAGCAACAACTTCGTTTAAACTTCTTCCAGTTTCTCTAGCAGTTTGTTGTAAGCCTTCCATATATTTTTCACCTTTAAAGTCACCTAATATTGCTTTTACTAGATCTTCAGGTTTCTTCTTTCCTTTAGCTACATCTTCTATTTGTTGGTTAGAAGTCATAGAACCTACATGACCATCTTCATTACCAAACTCAGTTTTCTTTTGTTTGATAGCTTTATCAACATCTTTTGCTGAGTGGTTAGAGGTAGAGTTTCCTAACTCTCTTGAGCCAATCGGTTCATTCTTTGGAAAACGTACTCCGGGTTCTTTTAATTGTGCCTTAACACTTTCTCTAGTTTGTGCTTCTACACTGTTTCTTCTAGATTGTGTGTATTCAGCAAAGTCACTACGTATGCTGTCAATATCTGTATCTAATACATTTCTAACTTGTTGACCAACTCCAGTTAAATCTTCTGGATTTGCTGCAATTACTTCATCTCTAAGTTTTCCTAATCCTGAACTGAGGTCTTGTGCACCTCCAACAACAGCATCAGTTCCTTTAACAGTAGTCTTTCCAAACTGTTGTATTCCTTTACCAGCTATAGGTAAAAACTTAAATAAAGCTACATCAAATACAGCACCTATTCCAAGATCTTCAACAACAAACTTTAGCTTTCTCATTACAGGACTGTCAGCATCATTAGTTGCCAATGGAGTATTTAACATTGGATATCTTTCAGCTATTTGTCCCAAAATATTATTTTGATCGCCTGTTTCGTTTTGATCTAATAAAGAATATGTGCCTCCAATTAAAGCACCTTCTGCCATTGTGCTACTTAGTGTTCTTGCAGCAGCAACTCCTTTAGATACTCCTAGAACTTTACCGCCAACTCCAAGAGTTAAACCAGCAGTAGTTCCAACTTCAGCAATTGATTCAACAACATCACCCCACCATGTTTTAGTGACAATAGGGTCTCCGTCACCATACATAAAGTCATCCCATTCAGGTTGATAACCTTCTTCAGTTGCTTCTTCTTCTGCCATTTCGCCATTGAAATAATCAATGACTCTTTCAGGAGCTGTAATTATATTTCCTATACCTTTTCTAAATCCAGATCCAGCACCAATCAAAGTATCGGCTGCGTAGTCTCCTATTGTGTGACCTTCTGGTTTAGCTATTTCTTCTGCTACTACTTCTTTGCTTTCTTCAGTTTCATTGTTGATAGCTTTTTGTTCATCAGCAGCTTGTATGTTTGCAACTGCCGCAGCAGTCTCCTCTTCGGACATTCCCATTCCAGAGATACCTATCTCTATCGTGGGGTCAAATTCTTCGTTCATTTTACCTCGGTAAATATTAGCTTTAAAGAAAGCCAATAAACCGTAGTTACTGGTCTTGTCTTACTAAAGCTTTTTTATTAAAAATGGATGTTTTTACGTTTTGGTCTTGATCTTTTGTTTCGTGTATTACTCTTGCTCTTGTTATACGTGAGCGAGTAGGAAACTTATAAATATAATTTAAAACTGTACTGTTATATTTTTGCTCTTTTGTTAGTTCTGGAGTCTCTCCTTCCATCAACTGACCTACTTGTGCGTTAGCTAAATCTATAGGATTGATACCTAATCTTAAAGCTACGTCTCTGTAATAGTCTGGTATGTCTTTTGACTGTTTTAATGGTGTCTTATACCAAGCTAATAGCTCAGCTTTACTTTTACTGTCAGCAGAGATTGGTTGACTTTTCCATTTACCGCCAGCAGATTGAGTCATACTAAGTTGTATCTGTTTGCTGTATGAGTTATCTGACGGTGTAAGGTTAGAGTCCATCATTCTAGTAACTGTCATTGAATCACCTAGCACTTCTTCAACAGCTCTCCTACCAGCTTTCATAGCTTCAGGAGGCGTACTAACTACTTGCCCATTTTGCATTAACTCAGCCTTGTAAGCTTTATTAAATACTTCTTCTAAGTTTCCATATAGATTTAACCACTCTATTGAAGCAGTTTCAGTTGTACCAAAGGTATCTCCAGTTCCTCTATCTGTATAAGACTTTAAATACTTAGCAGCAGTCTCATATTGTTCAGTTCCGGGAAGCATTGATCCAGTAGAAAGTATCTTATCCTTATGTTTATTAAACATATCTGTACTTACGTTAGCCATTTCAAAATCATATACACCATCTTGATAGCGCATTGATTTTTCAATCATGTCTTCAGCTTGCCAATCTTCCATATGACCAGCTAGTGCATCAGATAATTCTGTAGGAACATAACCATCATATTTATTTTTATAGATTGCCATGAGTTGTGTTTTTTGCTCGTTAGTCCAATTATCTCTGGACTTAATAACTTGCAAATCAGCTTCTATATTATTGGTTCTTGTTTCTTCTATTGCATCATTACCGAGTTTAGCAGCAGCAACTAATTCACTATCTAATCCTGCCCATTCTTTCCAAGATGTCATTGTCTTAGTAGAACCATCTCTAGCTGTAATTTCGTGATTAACAATAGCAATAGCTTCTGGATAACTTATGACATTCTGTTCAACTAAACTTACTAGGTTATCTGCAAAAGCTCTTCTACCAGCTCCAAGTGTTGTTCTATTTCTAGCTGCATATCTAGCTGCCCAGTTATGTGCAAGTTGGTGTCCATCTTCTGGATTAGCAACTGCAAAACCTGTAGCAATCATTCTACTATCAGAAGCTGCTATATCTGCTTGATAATTCTTTTCTCTTTCTTCTGCTTGTTTTCTTCTTCTAGCTTCATCAAACTTATCTATTTCTGGTTTAACTACAGCAGCAACCATAGCATCATTTAATCCTGCAAATTGCTTTGCATATTCAAACTTTATTTTTTGATCTAAAGCTGCTTGTTCAGATGGAGAAAGATTATCTTTGTGGCTAAGCGTTACTTGTTTACCATCTCTAATAACATCTATTGTTGTAGTTTCATAAGCTTGATAAACAAATTGGTCGTAGCCTTTAGCTTTTTGAATAGCATATTGCTCTTGAACCATATACTGTTCCCAACCAGCCATCTTACGAAATTCTGTGGCAGTTATAAAATCACCAGTTTCTGCTTCGTAATTAGATGCAAACTCTTGCGTAGCTATATCACTTTCAAAAAGACTATCTCTTTCACCTCTCCATTCTGCTTCTAGTTCTGGACTAACACCTCTTGTTAATATGTCTAGTTTTATTTCTGCTTCTCTATCTTCTCTATATTTCTCGTGTTTTTGTTGAATTACTTTTCCTAATGTAGAAGACAGTTGTGTTAAACCATCCCACATTTTTTCATCGTTTCTAAGCTTTTCTTCGCCTCGTTGTTTGAGCTGTTCAAAATATCTTTCTTCGTTTTCTTGTACTTGTCTGTCAGACTTTTCCTGTTCTGGAATAATATCAACGATTTCTTCTGGAGTAACTGACTGATTTGTTATTTGATAATTTGGAATCATTATTTTCTCCCGGCTATACCTTCACCTATTGCATTACCCATTCCCATCATGAATGTTAAACCTACGTTTTCCATTTGAGGTGGTGGTGGCGCAAAGTCTTGGATAGGTTGAATAGCAACTTTTCCAAATGATCTATTTAATTGTGATTTTAGCTGTCTATTAACATCTGCATTAACTGCTTTAGCGTCGTAACCAGCCTGAGTTAAACCTCTTGCTCTCATTGCTTGACTCATGCCAAATTCACCTTTGTTCATAACTAATAATCTAGCTATACTTGCACCTCTAACTCCACGTTCTGCTGCCTTAGCTTCAATCATTCCTTCGCTTTGTAGCATCTTTTTAAAGTCATCTTGATTCTGCAAGATTGCTAAAGACTTAGCATTATTAAGTTGTTGTTGTGTTCTTGTATAAGCTCGTTGAGCTGCCATATTTGAAAGATTGACTTCTTGTTGAAACTGAACTTTTTTACTTGCATAAGTTGTTCGAGTTTGCATCCACTTACGTTCTCTGACTCTAAGTTGATGCTCATACATCTTCTTCTTATGTTTGTTGTTTGCGGACGCTTGCATTGCGGAGCCTACTGCTCCCACTGCTGGTCCTATCGCTGCTGCACTACACACGGCAAAATTCTATAAAGGATAAATTGTTTGGTCCGTAGGGAAATCTTCTAAGAAATTTAAAACCTAAAAACCTAAGTAACTTGATATGGACTTTGTTTCTTTCGTCAACAAAATTCCACAGTAACTTTTCGTTTCTCGACCTCACATATCTTCTTGCTTCTCTAGCAAATGTATGTGGAAAATCTAAAATTGCTGGGGTACATAGCATCCATATTTGTCCATTTTTATGGACTCCTGCCATGCCACATATCTCGTCATTTGGATTAGTAAAATAGACTGAATCGGAAGTATGAAAACCTACGACTAATGCAGTCAAAGGGTCATGTCCATGACCTTCTTTTACTTCTGAATAATCTTCTGGTAATAAATTAGAAGCCACTCGAAGAGCAGCTTCCAATGTTGCTGGGTGAATGTATTTACTCATTTAAAGCAGTTTGTAATTTTTCAATAGTTTCTTGCATCCAAGATTCCCAAGGATTACCTAGTGGTAATTTCATTCCCTTGTACATCTTGTTCTTTTTAAGCCATTGAATATAGATACGTACTTCTTGTTCAGTAAGGGTGATATTAAACACGAGTATAAAAATTATTGTTGTAAGCTCCTTCCCATACCAAGTAATTAATATTTGCTGGAGCTGGGTGTGTTGATTTAATTGTTAAAGTTACGTTTGTATTTCTGTCGTAAACAGGGACTGAATATAATTTATTGTCGTTTCTTATTGCTGCTGTATTAGCTGAATATGTATTAGCATCTGTTACTTCAAATAATTCTGTATATGAGTTTCTACCAGTTCTATTTAAAGTTGCTTCATATAAACCAACAGGACCGAATGCAAACTTAACTCTATGAATAATAGTGTTTGCTCTAGTGTCTGATCTGTAAGATTCTCCTTCTAATCGTGCTACATAGATAGTTGGTAGATCAACTTTCATAGTAAATTGATATCCAATATAAAATATTTCATTTCTCCAATCACCATCTAGTTCTAAATTAGATCCATTAACAGTTATAAGTCCATATCTACCTAAGTTAGTACCTGTACCTTCATCATAAGCAACTAATTGATTAGAACTTTCTAAACCAACTGGCTTAGCAAATGTCGATTTTTTAGTTGTAGCGTTGTAAGTAACTGTTGGAGCTGTCGGTTGAGAATTAGGTATATTAATTGGGATCTCCATCAAATGATCAAGGTGTACTCTGTTCCCTGATATTAAAGTAGTATTAGCATCCATTTTTATTGCATACTTCAGCAATTGATGTTTGCTATTATTTTCGACAACTACAAATAAGTTATCGTCTTGCATACAGTGATACTTAATATTTCCTGTTACATCCCATTTGAACCATGAAGCTAATTTTCTTTCTCTAATATTGTCAAAATATCTATAACCATACATGGTTGTAGTATCTTCTGAACTAAAGAAAATAACTGAGTTTTCTCTGGAGTTAGATATTAGTTTTAAATCTTTTTCAAATAACTTAGAAACAACTGCACTTTGTTCAATAAGTTCTGGTTCACCTTCTCTTTGTAGAGATGCCATCTCAAAAAATCTTGAAAACTTACCGGCGTTATCTAAGAACCCGATAGTAGTGCCAAGAGAGATAGGGTTTGTAGCAGAATTAAAGTTGTAAGTAGAAAGAGCATTTATCTTAGCGGTGGTAGGGCTGAATACGTCACTATCGGTAGTCAGCATGAATTGTTGATTTGAAGAAAATAAAACTAAACCTGTGTTAGTTTGGATGCCATCATGTAAAACTGCTGGGTATCCTGAACTAGCTGATATATCAATAGGGTCACTAGCTACAAATTGTATAGCTGACTTATTCCAAAAATTAGTAAAATCTCCCGGACGGGACATGACGATATTTTCATCAGAAAGCATGCAAAATCTGTTTCTAAAAAACAGCATTTTACTAATATGTTTTCCTACAAATGAAGGTTCTGGGTTAGTTACCTCATCACCTACTAGGGCATCATCCCATTGGGGAGCTGCAAATGCTTGTCCAATAGTACAGGCTACTGCTGTATGAGCACCTTCGTTTGAAGCAGATTCGTAAGTAAATGTATTAGCATCTATTTTTGTAATTTCAAATTGCCCATTTGTTAAATCGTTACTTTCAATATTTACAAGATCTTCATCAATAAAACCATGATTAGTTTGAGTAACAGTGACTGTATTATTTGCAGTTGTAGAAGTAAATGTAGCTGCTGTTTGTAAGCTTGCTAAACCATAAGTTGATCCATCTAATTCTGTAAGTCTGAAATTACCATCGGCAGTACGTATAAGAACAATTGGCATTGTTGATCTTTTAAATCTTATTGTTCTGCCGGGTTTTGCACATTCTTCCCATGAACCTTGACCATCCATGTATGTACCGTCAGCTCTTTGTTTACCAAAGAATTTTACAAAATGATTATCTTGCTCAGCATCACTATTAACTACTTCAACAACCATTCCATGTACACATTGAGATGGTAAATCACCTACATTATTTACTTTTCCAGAAACAACATTAATTAGTTCACCTACAGGTGTAGACGCATTAAAATTATCTCCAGTTCTTTTTATATGTAATCCAGTACCTACAATTGTTACGTCAGAAGCTTGGAAATAAGGAGTGCCATTTGAATCTTTAGCAGCTAATATTTCTGTTCTTATATCACCAAGAATACTATCAGCAGTGATAGTAGTTTGTACGTTAAATGGTGTTGGTGTAGGTCTACATAAAACTAAATTTGCTTGTACATTAGACGTACTAATTTCTTCTATAGTTATTTTATAGAAAGCATCTTTCATCCAAACATAGAAGTAATCATTTAGCTGCCAACCTTCTCCACCATGTAAAAGGTCATATGTTGTGGTGTATCTAGCTTGGTATACAACGTTTGAACCAGAACCATAAGGTACTGATTGACCAGTAGTAGCTATTTTAAAGAAAAGATTTTTTCTATCAGGTTGGTTCGTTTCTGAATAATTTACGTTGTAAGCTGCACCACTATTATCTGAATAAGTAACATCTGATGAAAGAGCTGTAGTAGGTGTAAATCTAAATTGTGAACTAGATACAACTGTAATAGTTTTTGTTTCATCAACACCGGGTCCACTAACAAAATCTAAATAAAGTTGATCACCAGTACTTAGTCCATGTGCTACTAAATTACCACTTGCATCTACTGTCCTAACAGTATATTCACCTGTGGTAGTACTAAAAGCATATTCAGCTCCTACCTGTCTTTTATAAATACCAACAGTGTAGGCATAATTTTGATTTGAAATATAATCTGCAGAACCTCCAGTACCTTGGATTATACCTCCAATAGCATTATCATCTACAAGTTGTTCTCCACTATTTATAGAAAATATACGAGTGCCTACATTAGGAGCAAAAGCATCTCTTCCGTCTCCAGCATTTTCACCACATCTAGTATTACCTCCGGTTCCTACAGCAGCACCTCTATCAGCATGGGGTAACATGAAACCATTTTGATCTCCAGATACAGAGCAGTAATTATTACTGGATCTAACCAAGTCTACTCTTATTCTTGTAGCTGTTGTAGTGGTTCGAGTTGAAGTATCATCAAAAACATTTAATGAATACTGGTTGGCATATGCTATTTTTTTTAATTCAATAAAGACTTCCTTACCAAAATTATTGAGAGGTTCAATAGTTGAATCCATCTCTACAGTTATATTTCTATTATTGAAGTAAGTGTAGTCATTTAGAGTTAGTGTTTGTATATCTTCGTCACCTGTATGTATTAAGTAGGAGTCATTTCCTATTGCATTAACTATGGTTTGTTCATCGCCAGTTAAACAATTCCACATTCTGACTTTTCCATCATCAGCCTGACCAGTATTTCTTATTACTTGACCAATGTATTGTTCTCCTTCATCACGGTAATAATGAAACCATTTACCTGTTGAGAATGCGTTGTTTGTTCCATCACTCAAAGATGCCACAAACTTTCCAGCCGGTCTTTTTTGTAGACCTTGTGTAACGTCAGGTAAGGCATTAATCATGTCACTAACTTGACCCGGAACTTTGTATTCATCAGGCTGTTGTGATATACCCTGAGTTAAATTTGGAATAGTTTGTGTAACGTTTGCCATTATCTAATAAGTGCTTTGTAAGGTTGATAAGATCTGTAATTACTATCATGTGGAAATCCAAAGAAGGTGTGATCTCCTTGTTCGCAATCGTATTCAACAGCAGACGCTAAAGTTTTTGCTTCTTCTAATTGAAGTAGCTGTACTAACTCTTGACTAGAAACAACTTGAGTAGCTGCTCTAACTGAAGCTCTAGATATTATGTAGCGTTGTATTGCTGAAGGTATATCCTCGAAATCAAACAAATAAGTAATGTCAAAATATAAGTCACCAGAGAAAACATCAGTATGTTCTACTTTGTCGTAAAGCTTTCCATTTCTTTTAACAACATCTCTAGTTCTGTCGTACAATCCGTCGCTTACGTCGAATCGTAAATAGTTATTAGGTATTAAATAATTACCATTAGCATCAGGTGATCTTAATACGTGTTCTTCCTGATTAAAATGCCATCCTTCATTCTGTACATCTTTAGTTACTTCCATCAATATGTTATGTACCATTGATATCTCTGGATTTTGCAGAGCTTGAAGATTTAAAGATGTTATTGGAGATTGACCAATGCTACCCAAGATAGAGTTCACTGCGGATAGTTCGGTATCGGTGTTTAATTGAGTAGTCATAAAAAAAAGGGGAGCCGAAGCTCCCGTATAAAAAATAAAAATTAAGCGTTTGCTGGATATGAAGTACCAAATGCTGTTGGAGCTGTGCTTGTTGCATGTAGCTCAACACAAGCTGCTGGGTTTAGGAAATCTGCACCCATAGCTAGTCTTCCAAGGATTACGTCACCTTGATATACAACTGATACGTCGCCTGAAGTTACCTGAACCTGTGGTCCAATAGCCTCTACAACCCCTGCTGCTTCCTTCTGGAAAACTAATCCACAAGATGTAGCAAATGCGTTAGCCGCACCGTAGTTGTTGTTTAGTCCTGTAACTGAAGCTTGTCCATCAGTTATAGCTGGTCCAACGAAATCTCCTAGATTACCGGGAGCTGTTACACCTGTAGTTCCGCCATAAGCTACACCAGTCTTAGATAAGAATGGGATGTTCATTGATTTGTAGATCTTGATGCCTGCAATTTCAATGATTCCATTACCTGACTGTAATGATGTACCTTGTACGTCTCTGTTGATAAGACCGTTTTGACCTATGTCTTGAATCAAACTGTAGTACTGACGAGGGTTTAGGACGGCTACTCTGCCTTGACCTGAAACTCCTTTTTCGTCTAGTGCTGCTGCTGCATCGTAGAATGCTGTTACAAGTTTGCCTGCATCATACGCATCAGAATTAGCACCAGTACCAGAACCAACCTGAATTTGTGTTCCGCCGGGTTCTCTAAATGAACTTGTTTTTCCTACTGGAGAAGCCTGTCTTGCACCTTTAGCAATAGCTCTGAAGATGAGTCTGTCATATTTCTCTGCTAATGCGTAGCCGATCTTCTTAGAGATCTCACCACGTAATTCATAGTGTGCAAGTGTTTCATCTAGCTCATATACGAATGCACTAGATATTAATAGGTCGTCGCATGTAATAGTTTTTTCTGCGACTGGAGGTGCACCATCACTGTTACCCATGATGCTGTTTCCGGGCGTATGGAACTCAGCAGTTGTTCTACCTGTGTAGATGAACTGTAGAGATTTTCCATTCTTCAATGTTCTCTTCATTACCAAGTCACGAGCTATTGACTCATGCTGGAAGCCTTTGAACATTTCTCCACTAAACAGCTTTAAGTACAGTGCTCTAGCATCAGTACCAGCATTCAGCGAACCCGGACGGGTTAGCTTGGCTGCCTGAGAAGCACCTGTATTTTGTTGTGCCATTTTTGGTTAAAATTTAAAGGTATATATTGTCGTTCCTAACGTTAGAATTATAGGAGTCTTACTTAGACTCATTGAGATTTGTGGTCTTTTCCCACCGTCGACGGCATAAAGGTATCCTCCTCAGAGGGCTTTAGCCAGATTGAATAGGGAGGAGTCGAACCTCCCCTAGGTCACCTATTTGACTATTCTTGTGTAAGACACGCCACGATATACGTAGGTTACTGTTGTGCAAGACATTAGTAAATCTCCATATACCTAAGCCCCGTTCCATGCTTAGGAGTCATGCGTCCCCGAAGGGATGAACGGACGTGGTTGCCAGTGTCGGGTGACACCTGAAATGATAAAGATATTAGTTATCAGAGTTATCAGAGTTAGAAAGTTCTTTATCAGTTTCTTTCTTTTTTTCCTCTTCTTCATAAAAGCCATAACGGGTGACGCTTGCTTTACCGAAGCAACCTCCTTCATTTTGATGTGACATTATCCTATTGAGGGTGCTGATAGTGCAACTTGTGTTGACTCAGCCGAAGCCAAATCAAGTGGGAAGTTGTGAGCGTTACGCTCGTGCATAACTTCAAATCCGAGGTTAGCTCTGTTAACTACATCCGCCCAAGTAGGAACTACTTTTCCATTGCTATCAACTATTGATTGGTTAAAGTTAAAACCGTTAAGGTTGAAAGCCATAGTGCAGATTCCCATGGAGGTAAGCCATATGCCAACCACTGGGAAAGTAGCAAGAAAGAAATGTAAAGAACGAGAATTATTGAAAGAAGCATATTGAAAAATTAATCTCCCAAAGTACCCGTGTGCAGCGACAATATTATATGTCTCTTCATCTTGCCCAAACTTGTAACCATAATTCTGTGAGACTTCCTCTGATGTTTCTGCAATAAGTGAGGAAGTAACCAAACTTCCGTGCATAGCAGAGAAAAGAGATCCACCGAATACCCCAGCAACACCAGCCATATGGAATGGGTGCATGAGTATATTATGTTCTGCTTGGAATACGAACATAAAGTTAAAAGTACCAGAGATACCAAGAGGCATACCATCACTAAAACTCCCCTGTCCGAAAGGGTAAACTAAAAAAACAGCTAAAGCTGCTGATACTGGAGCTGTGTATGCTACAAAGATCCAAGGTCTCATTCCTAAACGGTATGAGAGTTCCCATTGTCTTCCTGCATATGCAAGTACTCCTATTAAGAAGTGGAAGATAATGAGCTGATATGGTCCGCCGTTATATAACCACTCGTCCAAAGTGCCAGCTTCCCAGATCGGGTAAAAGTGCAATCCAATTGCGTTGGAGCTAGGGACTACTGCTCCTGAAATAATGTTGTTTCCGTACAACAACGAACCTGATACTGGTTCACGTATGCCATCTATATCAACAGGCGGTGCTGCGATAAAGGCGAGTATAAAACATGTAGTGGCTGCTAGTAAGCAAGGTATCATAAGGACACCAAACCATCCCACGTAGAGACGGTTCTGTGTACTTGTGACCCATTCGCAAAACTTCTGCCAGTTACTACTGCTTTCTCTTTGTAGTGAGATTGCAGCCATTAAAATACACCCGGGATAATTTGACCGGTTGTAACGTAGGCACCTAGTGCTGCTACGAAGCCAAGCATTGCTGCCCAGCCATTAAATCTTTCTGCTTCTGGTGTCATGATTTTTTGTTTTGGTAATACCTGTATAGGTGGTTCGTAAGGGTATTCGTTAGTTAATAACGTATCTAAATCTTTAGTTCGCATTTTTCTGATTATATTTTTGAAGTAATTTTTTATCAGCTTCGGTAGCCATTCCAGCTTCAACCTTTGCTTTAATTAGTTCAATATTTCTTTTACTTATTTTATTTAAAAAAGACATTGCTAAAAATTTAGATCTGAATTGTTTAGTTTCTCTACGACATCAGCTCTGTAAGCTGGATCATTGTCATAGCGTGGGTCTCCCATAGCTGCTACAAGCTCTGCCTGAGATCTAAATGTTTCTCCAGCAGAGGAGGGAGCACGTCCTTGTAGCATGCGACCTTCGTAGCCATTGGCTTCTTGGTACGCTGATTGTAATCCTTGGAAAGCAATTCCAATAGCTGCTGGATTACCAGAGTCAACTACTGAATCGAAAGCATCAATCTGTCTGTCAGATAAATTGCTGGCAGCCCATTCAACTACTGTGTTGTAATTAGATTCTCCGCCTGCTGCATTCATAACGCTGTTAACTTGAGCGTCAGACATCTCTGCAACTTGTGCTTGATTAACTTGTCCACTTTCATACATTTCCATATAAGCATTAACCAAATCTTGGCTGCTCATTTCTGTAAATCTAGAAATTGTTTCTTCACTCAAGGCACCATCATTTGCATAATATTCATTTGATGCTTCGTTGATTAGATTGATCGCAGGAGCGAAATCAGATACCTCCTCATCACTTCCTTCTCCCTCTTCATATCCTTCTTCGTCTTCGTACTCTTCGTACTCTTCTTCGTCGTTTCTTCCAAGTTTCTTTTGTAATGATAAGTATGCTGCTTCTAAATCTTCAGCATTTTTATATTTACCAGCTAGTAGTTGTTCTTGTTCTGCTACTAACTTTTCTCCTACTTCAAGAGAATCCTGTTCCTCTGAGGAAAGTACTTCTGTTTCAGGAGTATTATCATATGATAAAGTTTCTGCCATTATTCAGGTTGTGGTGGTTGTTGTTCTCCTTGTGGCATCATGCCTTGTAAGTTTTCTGAGTCAGCTAACTTTGAGTTAGCGAACTGACCAGCTTGTTGTAGAAGCACTGCTTGTTGTTGCTTCTGTTCCATCTCTTCCTTCTCACCTTGTAGCTGTTCAGGTGTCTTAACTAGATTTAATACATCTATACCTTGAGCCGCAGCTAATCTCTTAATTGCTTCTAAAGGATTTATAAAATTCATTGCAGCTTCTGGTCCTACAGTTTGTGCAATTGTTTGCATAAACATAGTTAAAGCTTCTCTGTCTTGACCTCTTCCTAAAGCATTTACACCAGCAACTATAGTTGGTCTAATAATATCTTTAGGTAACTTAGGTATTTCACCAGTTCTTTGTAGAACTAATAGTGTTCTATCTAAATATGGTATGAGGAAAGATGTAGTTAACAAACTAAAGATTCCTCCAAGTTGTTGCTCAAGTTCTAGCTGAGTAAGTCTTACTTCTTCTGCTGTAACTCTTTCTGCATTTCTAACATTCATCACTAAGAAAGCTTCAAGTAATCTTCTTTCTATAGTCTGTGACATTTGAGCTGCTGTAGAAAAATCTGCTGTTTTTCCTACCTGAACTACTTGGACATCCTCTGCCCTACCTTGCACGATGGCTCCATTTCCAGCCTTTGCAATAGTGGCTGGCTTTGTGGTTGAAGATGGACTGACCAGAAAGATTACTTTCGAGGCTGCCGCAGCTCCTTCCACTAGAGCTTGTGATAATCCTTCAAGAGATTTCAAGTCCCCAAGGAACTCTTCAACTCTGCCACGACCGTACTGTTCTCCATCTACCGAATTAAAGGTGAGAACGAGCCAAGGGCTTGCGTTCTTTGGAGCTGTACTACGTGACCCGGGAATTATCATGTCATCTACTTCTTGGTACCATACCCATCTGCCGTCTTGTAGTTTCACGCACGTGTAAACTTCGACATCATCAGTATGACTACCTTTTGTTTCGTCGATACCCGTGTTGGGTTGTTTGACCGGAAGGTCATAACCGAGTACGTCTCGACTTATCAATTCCTTTGTAACTATTTCTAGGACGTTACCATTTCCATCTCTATTAACGACATACCTATTAAGCGGATAGTTTTTAATACCATCTTTACCCATAAATAACAATGCGTTACCACCAACAATTAAATGTTTAAGTGCTTGGTGTATAACAACTCTGTCATTTGATGCAGCAACATAGTCCATGACCATTCGCTCCATCTTTGATAAAGATAGCTCCATCTCTGACATTGCTTCTGGAGGTAAATCTTCACCTAATAACTTACTTTCTCTTGGTTGTAGTTTAAAGAAGGAAGATTGTGGAGGTAGAATTGCGAGCATGAGTTTTGCCGCAAGCCCTACCACACACTTACTTCCTACTGATTGCCACGGAATATTTAAAGTTTCGTGTGTAGGTCTTGAAGATGTATCGTCTTGAATTAAATAAGGTAACGTGAGTTTTGAACAATCAACGGCTTTGTCTAGGAATTGTCGTCGATCTGTTACCAGTTGATTGTATCTCTCACGGGCTGTCATTATGGGTTAAGTCCCCCACCGCCAGCAGTTCCAGTGTTACCTGTATTTACTTTAGGATTTAATTTAATCCTGAGTGATCCTGTACCTTTTGAGTACTGGTTTTTATTCTTGTTACCACGATCATCCTTAGCTCTCTTTACCTGTGGGTTCACGTCCTTGATTATTGGATCAGGAGGTGGCGCGGTTGGCGCAGGAGGTAATGGGGGTGGTGGAGCAGGAGGTAATGGTGGTGGTGCGGAAGGTCCGCCGCCGCCCATACACATTAGATTTCGTCCTCTTCTATTGATTTAATAAAGTCAATTACGCTGGCTTGTCCAGCCCTATACATAATTGATTCGATTGGTTCTTTTGGGTGAATTGGTTTCCACCCGAAGTTCTGTTCTAACTTCTTTAATAACTCATCAAGCCTATCGTTGTGAAGCTTAAGAGTATTGAGGGAGATTGACATTCGAGTGTTCAAAAAATGCAGGCATTCTAGCTGCCTTGGTCTGAGAAAATTCTGGTGCTTTGCCTTCGTACATAAGTCTGTCGCTTGCATCGAGCCAAAATTTTTTGTCCAAATATCTATCGGAACTTTGTTTTAAAGGTTGCATTACCCAATTGATAGTTGCCTTCCTTAGTTTGTCTAAGGACTGACTAGGTTTGAGTCCTAGCTCTGCACATACAAGAGAGTTAGCAGCGACATGCACTTGCTCATCTCTAGATATATCTGCTGATACTGTTCTCAATCCTGCGTCACCACAGAACCTAAAGAATGGTAGTAGTACAAAAAAGATTGCTCTCTCAGCTACTAATGCTTTAAGTATTGTGTGATCTGGATGTTCTTCCCACGCTGCACGTAAGCGTAATGCTTCGGCTTCGGCTTTTTCATCTACGCCTAGTGCGTTGGTGATGTAGCCAAGAGCAAGATCATGTTTGATCTCGTCTTTTACATTTGACTCTAGAAGTGCTCTAGCAGAGTCGGGAACATTTTTATCAAGTGCTTCTGTAATAAACTCGCCGACTGGTAACTCCATATGGCGTATTGCAAGAGCACGGTAGATGGTTTCTTCTGCACCTTCTTTTAATTTTCCTTTAGATGTTTGTACTGGTGTCCAAGATCTTTTCCGGGACAGTAATTTTAAATAAGGATTCATTGTTGACAGTCACAAGCTATTTCATCTGGTTTATTACTCATAATGTCTGCTAAGTAATTGTCAACTTCGGACTGGTCAATTGCTGCGTAAGCATCTGTTTTATCCTGAGTATCATTCATTACTTGCAAGGCATAATATAAAGAAGTTTGTGGTGAGTTTAACCACTCTTCTATAAATGCCTCATCGTAAGTCACCATGTCACTCCAACTGTTGAAGCTATAGCCATGAAGCAATCCTGTTTTATCTAGCATGATCATTATCTGATCAGCTACCTTTTTATAACTCTCCCATCCGACTTCAGATGCGATCTCTACATTTCCATAATTCACTTGCTCGACACCAAATTCACCTGAATCTCTATCAACTACTCTGCTGATAGGAGGTGCTATTTCTGGTGTAGCAGTAAAGCCATGAAGGTCTCTACTTCTATAAGAACAACTAGCGGTTGGAGCAATAGCAAATGCTCTTTCCATGTGGTTCTCTCGAGCTATGTTAGCTGCATTTTCTATGCCCAGAAATAGTTCGCGAGCAGCTAATCCTGCGTAACCATCGTAGCTCCCACCATTATTAATGGCTTCGAGAGCTTCGCCAAACTGGGCATATGTAATTTTGTTGTTGGCTAAGAAATTAGCTAAGCCAAGCATTCCTAGTCCTACTTGTCTGTCGTGTTTTGGTTTTAAATACTCTCCAGATTCACCAACACCTGTCTTGCCATGGAGATCGCACAGCTCCGACATACCTTTAGCGAAAGCTGGTCGTATGTCGCCGATACGACAGGCTGACAAATTGATATGTTGTAAGAGGCACGTTCCACGTGAGGGCAAATAAACCTCCAAGCAGACATTACTTCGGATCCTTTTTCCTTTTCTGTCATATTTTATTTTGTTGAGCCAAATGTCCCCTGCTGCAATTCCTCTAAGTATTCCTTCCTTTGTTTCAGGGTTTGCATCACGCCAGAGGTCTGGGGTGAGGTCAACACATCGTTTGACCCATGGGAGCTCGTGTCTTTCCGTGAACACGAACTCAAGAATGTCGGGGTGATTAATATCAAGGTGCAAAACGCAAGCACCGTTCCTAAATGTGCCCCCCCTCCTAAGTATTTCATTTAATGTTGAGTAGATTTTTCCGAATGAGACTGGTCCACTTGCAACAAGTGAATCAGGTCCCTTATTTGTTGTTGTTCCTCTGGGTCTAAGTTCCGACAGGTGGACCGCAACTCCTGCTCCAAATCGCAGAGCATGCGACACAAATCTCCAGCTTGCTTCGATTCCATCAGGTCCTTCCATTGAATCCTGCACGTTAAAAATGGTGCAGCTTACGGGTAGACGATCTTGTGGATTATCAATCCATGCTTGGACTCGACCAGTCCTAGCTATCCAGTTGGGTTCTATTTTCGATTTCATTTAGTAAATAATGGGCAGCTTTTTTTAAATCTTTTAAGTCGTTGTCCTTATATCCAGCACGACATATATATTTGATTACGTTTCCAAGGTGATAGTTCAGGGATTGATCTCTAATAAAATCCCATACTTCTATGTTCCCTCTCTGGTAGTAGTCAGGACCTTCGTTTTTTTGCTTCATGTAAGAGTGGTGCAATTAAATTATTTAGTTTGAAAACCTGTTCTTGTAGCCGCATGTATAGCTCTATCATTGTTTCTTTATCTATTTCATACAGTGCTAACTGGATCTCTCTCATCTCTAAGTCCTGATGGAGAGTCAATTTTGTACTGTCCCAAGGGGCTCCAGAGGATCGGTTCTCTTTTTTCATGGTCGTAGTCGTCAGTAGTTAAAATTCTTGCTAGTCGTGCGTTAATCAACGCATCTTCTTCAGTCAGTTCTTTTTCTATAAAAGTTTCAACGACTGCTTTCCATGTATATCCTTTCTCATTAAAGATTTTCTCTGCTTTCTTGACACCGATTCCCGGGACACCCGAGTAACCATCAGTGTTATCTCCTGCCATAGTTTGAATGAGATGCCATCTAGCTCCTTCATCTGGTGTAATCTCCACAGTTTCTTTAAAGTCATATAGCTTACCGGGGATCTGTCTCATGTCCTTGTCAGGAGAGACAATAATATTTCCCGGGTACTTAGTTGCATAGATACCTAGTGCATCGTCTGCTTCAAGTGTGTCCTTGAGAATAACTTTATAATTTTTCTTTA